TACAACATAAGGTACTATATCTGTAGCTGAAGCTGTTGAGGTAAGCGTTATGCCAGCACCCCCTGCGGTTTCATAGTCTGTACCTAGAGATAGTGTACGTCCACCAGTTCCATCTTGGATGAGTGTGATAAACCCTGACTGTCCTACTTGCTCAGTGCTTGGATTAACTAAGGTAGTATTACCTGTGAGTGTAAGTACAAAGTTTTGATTAGCGGCAAAGTCTAGTGTGACGTTACCTGTGTTGCCTGTGTCGGTGTCTGTTGTAGCAACGGCTGTTCCCGTTACTGTTACGCCTGTTGCGCTGGTGGCAATTTTGGGAAGATTGTTGTGATACAGGGTGACTTTATCATCTGGAACAGCCACAATAGAGGACTCTCCATTTTTTGCTTGGATATTTAAGTTACCTGTAGAATTTTGAATGTAGCTGTTACTACCATTGTGCCAGACTACTAAGTCTGACCCTGCACCGAACATAGCCTTTGCATTATCACCTAGTTTTATGTCGTGATTAAATGTAGCTGTACCAGCGTCAGACATATCTAGTGTTAGGGCATTTATAAAACTACCACCATCATTACCTCTAAATATTATATCTTTATCTGAAACTTCAGATATTATTCTAAAGTCTGAAGAACTATTAGCAAAAGTACCAATTGCTGTACCATTTGTACGAAATTTAACTTCATTGCCAGCGGCATCAAGGATAATATCGCCAGCCGCATCAAGCGTCATATCACCAGAAGACAGCGCAATAGTAGTGCCATCTATGTTGAAGTTATCAATGTCTATACCAGCGTCTGCTGTAATCTTTCCTGCGGATACAATAGTAGAACTGTTAGTAATAGCACCATCAACTTGCAGAGTAGATGCCATATCTACAGCACCGTCTATATCTACAACGTCTAGGTTGGTTGTACCGTCTACGTCTAGGTCACCATTAAAATCTGCATTTCCTGCAAGAGTTAAAGTGGTTGCCATATCAACTGCACCGTCAATGTCAACAACGTCTAAATTAGCAGTGCCGTCTACGTCTATGTTGCCAGATATGTCCAGAGAACCAGCTTGTAGTGCGCCATCAGTAACAGAGAGATTTCCTGTAGAAGCTCCTGTAGCTGTTGTTGTACCTAGTACAAATGTATCTGCACTTTCATCCCACATAAAGATAGCGTTGTCACCTGTTGAACCTCGTTCAATAACAATACCGCTGTCGTTAGCGTTAGATGTTGCACCGTTGTTAAGTTCAATAAGGTTATCAGAAACTACCATATTAGTTGTAGCTACTGTAGTAGTTGTGCCGTTGACAGTAAAATCACCTGCAACTGTAAGGTTATCTGATACTGTTACTTCTGAAGTACTGTGTCCTAATGTAATAGCTGTACCAGATATACCAGTACCAATAGATACAGACTCACTGCTGTTAGCTGTATCAATTATAAGGTAAGCATCTGACCCTTGTTTAATTGTAAGGGCTGTAGCTGAGTTATCAGATACCGCTACATTAATGTCTGTACCGTCAGCACTAATAGAATCTAATGCAATATCACCTACATTTGTAATATTATTATCACCAAAGCTAGTGTTATCACCAAAAGTTTTATTAGTTAGTGTGTCTGCAGATACAAGAGATACTAGTGTTGAGTCAGCTCCTGCAGGTAACATAAGCGTATTAGTTACAGCGGCTGAGTGAGGTTGCCCATATACTTTTTGTCCGTGGCTATTACTTTCACAGTTAAATACAACAGCACCTGAGTTGGTGTTACCTCTTACTACAACTGTACCTGTACCGTTAGGTGCTAAGTCTAGTGTAGCATTTGATGTTGTAACAATATCAGAACCATTCAGATCTAAATTTCCGCCTAATTGTGGGGTACTATCTTCTGATACATTAGATATAGCACTTGATGTAGCAAGACCTGCAACAACTGCACTTCTTGTAATTTTCTTTAAGCCACCACCAGATGTGTCTACAGCTAAAAATACATCGTCATTTGCAACAGTGCTTATTTCAGATAAATCACCTACTGCTGTTGGATTAAAGTTTGTACCGTCAGCAACCAAAATATGTCCTGATGTATTAGTACCCATAACTAAGTCATCACCTGATATAGTTAGATCACCTGTTACAACAACGTCACCACTAAATGTAGCTTTACCAGCAAGAGCCATATCAATGTCTAGTGCAGTAATTGCACTTGCACCATCTGTACCTTTAATAGCAAAGTTTTTATCAGCAACAGATACTGTTAAATTAACGTCACTAGAAGCATTATTTATGTCTAGTACAGTTGTTCCATCGTCTTTAATAAGTACATTAGCTCCGCCAGCATCAAGTATAATATCTCCTGCAGCATCTACTGTTATGTCTGTTGCATCAGAAGTAATAGTATCTAGTGCAATGCTTCCTACATTAGTAATATTAGCATCACTAAATGATGTAGCACCTAATGTGTTAGCTGCTGCAGTAGAAGTAATACCTGCACCTGCAGTGTATAAACCTCCAGTAGCTAATGTACTAGACAGATCTACTGTACCATTTATATCTATAGCTGTAGCAGTTAAGTCTATCTCGTCTGTTGCTGCAATAGATAAAACTGTTGCACTAGAACCGTGAATAAACTGACTGGCATCGTTAAAGAGTATTTTGTTTGTAGAGGCAATAGTTACGTCAGCAGCAATATTAACTGCACCGTCAATGTCTACTATGTCAAGGTTTGATGTACCATCAACGTCTATGTCACCACTAATGTCTAGAGAAGCTGCAGCAATTTCACCACTAGCAACGACTGCACCATTTATGTCTATAGTTGTTGCAGCTATCTGTATTTCTGTATCAGCTACGAGATCTAATTGACCATCAGCAGATGAGTTAATGTAAATTGCTGTGTCACGAAACTGTATCTTTTCTGTAGTAGCAATAAGTATGTCATCAGAAAACTCAAAGTAGTCTTCGTCTTCCATCCACTTAAATACACCGTCATTAGTCTCACCATCAAAGGTAATAGTAATGTCTGTACCTGCAGTAGCTGCCCCAAAGGTAAGTGTGTTACCTAATAGTTTAGTTACTGGTCCACCTTCAGCAGTTGTACCATCGTGAGTGTGTCCTGAACTAGCCGCAAATGCAGCTAGGAGCTGGTCAAATTCATCGTTAGTATCATCTGCACTGATAGTATCCCCATCTGCGTATGTCGATTGTCTTGTATAGGTTGCACCCATTATCTTCTAGCCCCTAATTGAAACTCCATTTGAAATCCTTTTAATGAATAAGGCCCTGTTGAGGTAGCCCCATCTTCTACTCTTAATGCTACAGCAAAGCCTGAACCCTCTACTGATTTTCTAACGATAGGCTGTGATGGACCACCATAGGACGCTGTACCATAAGTAGAAGCTGTTGCTCCATACACTCCACCTACATTTAAACTGTCTAACGCATACGCTGCAGGTCGTGTGGAGTTTGCATCTTCGTAATCATACCTAACAAACATATCTGCGTCAATAGTTGATTCAGGTGCGTAGTTAATATTTACCCTCTGCATATGTTTTCTTATACCCGGATCTCCAAAGGTAAGATCTGGGCTACGATACTTTGCTTGAATTAGTGTACCATTAAATGTATCACCTTGGTCTTGCCTATATATAAATCCATCAAAACCACCATGTATAGGTATAACATTACCTGATTCTACAACACTGTCAGTACAGGCAGGTCTAATACCTTTCATTTTTGAAAATTCAAATGTCTGTCCTTTAAGAACGCAGATAACGCCAGTAGTAGCTTTTTGTGCGCCACCTGCTTTAGAGAAGAAAATTCTGTACTGTGTTTTATCTGGTATAACTAAAGAAGTAAAACTTCCTGAGTCATTAAGGTTTTCTCTAAACAACGATTGTACGTTAGAACTTATTGTACCTAACTCAACGTCACCAATTCTTGCAGTACCAGCAATAGTACGTAATCCGTCAGGACCTAAGAAAATTAAATCACCAGCAAATTCTTGTATTGTATCTCCGTTAACACAACCAATGTTACGTGTAACAGGAGCAACAGCAAAGTTTGTACTAGATGTTCCTGACAGTTTAAATATCCTATTTTCACAAAAGATAAATAAGTCTTCACGGAAAACTTTAAGTCCTACAATCGTGTCGTCAACTTTAATGCTACCTGCACCATCCGCAGAAGTAAAATCATCCTCGTCAAAAGGTTTACTAAACACTACCTCTTGTGGAGTACTTGACATTCCAGAATAGAACATATGATTTTTAAAAGCAGCTACGTGTTTAGCTCCTGCTACAGAAGAAGTGGATACGTCAGTTGCTGCTAGTGATGTATTAAATACTGTAGGAGCATTGGCTTGATCTACTATAATAAATTTATCACTACCATCAAAGTTAAATCTTTCA